ATGGTTCCGAAGGGAAAGGCACTGGCCGACATATTGCTTGTTTTGTTCTTGAACCACATAAAGGAGAAAAGTGATGGATATTACATATAGACAAGAGATGCGAGTGCGTTGTTTAGAGCTTGCTTTGGAACTTTGTGGTCAGTATCGTAATGCTGATTCAGTAGTTAACGTAGCCAATATATTCTTTAATTTTATTGATGAAAATCTCAAACAAAAAGAACCTATTCCCCTAAATACTCTTGACTCGCCAATTGAGAAATATACATCTTAATTAGCGTATCATTGTAAGAAGAACTAACCGAAGACAACATGTAAGGAGAAAGAGATGTCTAGATCATTTTTAGATTTTATGATGGACGAGTCCACTGCGTCGAGTTCATTAACTAAGCTTCAAGAGAACTTGAAGACCCGGGGCACCGGCAACAATATCTTCTATCGCTACAAAAATATGGACTACAACAGCACTTGCACGATTCGGTTCCTTCCGGCATCGTCTGAGATTGCTGAAAATGATGTGCAGCCGGAATTTTGGCTGCCCAAAAAGGTTCTCCGACTCCGTTTTGAAAACCCCGAACAACAAGGATCCGAGGTCATCCTTCGGATTCCCGCACGACAAATGTATACGGGTGAAAAGACCGAGAATGATCCCGTTCTCAAACAAGCTAAAGCCTTGTTTGATGAAGCTGAAAAGTTAAAAAAAGCTGGTAGAGAAGAAGAGTCGAAACAAGTTCAAGCAAAAGGTTCTTACCATTGGCACCGCGGCGAGTGCATTGCCCAAGGCTTTGTCAATCGCTCACCATTTTTTGAGACTGAGTTGTCCGAAAATCCGATACGGTTATTCGAATTGACCAAGCAGATTATGAATGTGATCAATGCGACACTCAAATCGGATGATCCGGCGGTAAAGCTCGAATATTGGCCTTGCCATGGTAAGCTTGGCACTGATTTTGTGATCAAGAAGACCAAGAGTGGTGATTGGCCCAAGTATGATGGCGGCTCATGTTTTGCCCGACATCCCAGCCCATGGACCACTGAGCAACACCTTGCATTTGATAAGTATGGATTGTTCCGGCTAGAGGATTTCCTTCCGACACGTCCAACCGATGAAGAATATCAGATGCTCGCTGAGATCGTTCGTCAGTCGATTGAAGGCGAACGGGTATGGAACCCGGATTGGGAAAATCATTTTGAAACCATTAAGGTTTACAAGACCGGTCAGAATGAGAATTCGGATGTTGATGCGGAGACGTTACAATCTCAGGTACGAGATTCGTTGAACAAGCTTAGTGGTTCGGGATCATCGTCATCCTCTGATATCCTGACCAGTCTGCGAACCGGGCAACCGCTTCCAGAGGTGGATGAAACTGAAGTCGAAGGTGATGAACCAGAAACTCAGGTTTCCGTACCCACCAAGTCGGCGGAACAGGTCCGAAATGTGGTCGATCGGATCAAGGGTCGGACCAGTGGGAAAACTGCAACAGTGTAAACAAAAGGATAAGGGCACTGATTTTTAAGTCAGTGCCCTTATTTTTCCCTATGAATCCAGATGATATTCTTTATTCACCAATTGGTGATAAAGAAGAATTAGAAGACCACGATTTTCTTGCTCCGACAATAACGGGACATTGGCGCAACAATATGGGATTTTTAGGTAATTGTGTGAAATGTGGAACCAGTCTTCATGACGTGATATTTTACGATGTACCTTGCAAGAAAAAATGAAGGATTTATATTATAGATATGACAAAAGCACACCAAAAGATCGAGAAAATATTTTCAATCATCAATAAAAAGACCAATGCTCGTATTGGTTTTGCCGATATTGATCTATGGGTTGATACGGGAGTATATGCGTTAAATCGCCGTATGTCGAACTCCTATCACAAAGGGATGCTCTATGGGAGAGTAGTGAGCATTTATGGTGAGAGTGGTAGTGGTAAAAGCCTATTCCTCGCGCAGTGTGCTGCCAATGCACAACGAGATCATGGTGCTTATGTAGTATGGATCGACGTTGAAGGTGCCAACTCTGATAAAAAAACCGGCGAGCAATGGTTTGTTGATGCCGGAGTTAATATTGGTCAGAATCATTTTCGTCGAATGCATATTCAGACCTTTAGTGATGCACTTACCTCCATGTCTGAATTTGTAAACTATTGGAGAGAGGATGAAGATATAAAGGATTTACCGCCTCTCTATATCGTTTTTGATTCATTTTCATATCTTCAAACCGACACGATGATTGAACAAAATAAAGGTAAAAGGGACCTCACTCAAGATATGGGCCAAAAAGCTCGCCAGTTGAAAGACCTCTTAATAAGAGTCAGTGGCATGATCGAAGGACTTCGTATCCTAGTTACTGGGGTGGCTCATGTGTATATAAGTCAAGAAATGTATGGACCGAAACATAAACTGGGCGGCGGTATGGGTCCGGCGTATACTGCTTCGCAATCATTAATGTTCACGATGTCTAAATTGACCAACAAAAAGGCTAAAGAAGACTGTGCCCACCTCGTACAAAGCATCGCCGAGTCTAATGCACATAAAGTTATCGGTATTAATGCTACCGCTACTGTATTGAAATTACGTTATGCGAAACCATTCGAAATTATTGAATTAAATGCCGTTTATGGCCAAGGTTTCGACAAATATTCTGGCCTATTCGATATGCTCAAGGATGATGGAATTATCTATTCTCCAACAAATGGATGGTATGAATTCAAACATGCCGATGGCACCATTTCTCCAAGATTTAGAAAAGCCGAATATCTCAAATATGTTGATGAATTGCTGACTATTACTCCTCCGGCTCGTAATGCAACGAGAGACGAAGAAATTACCGAAGCTTTTGATCCAGAAACCGGAGAAATATTAGAGAATCATGAGTGAAGTTAAATTTTGGTATCCAGAGGTTGTTGAAAATATCGATAAGATTACTGATGCCTTGGATTACTACAGGACTGTTCTAAATGACGGGCAAACCCATCTCGATCTAAAGGGTTATCTGGGAAAGCTGCAACAAGAACAAGCTGGATTGCTTCGACGATATGGGGATGCTGATACAGACTGCTCGATGATTTGGAAATGGCTTGACGAGACAATCAAGCATGAAAAGGCCAAAAAACGTCTCTGGTATCTTAAAGAAGGCAAAGTCGAATACGGGGATCTCAAAAAAACTGAAATCGACAGTATCATAAATGCTGATACCGATATAAAAGATTTGATTGATTTACAATTAATTGTCGAATTGTGGAAAAATTCTCTTGGGCAATTGGTGGAACAACTAAAGAGCCGGGGTATTATACTGGCGATGATTGCAAAAGTTCGCATGGCTGGTGAACATGAAGCCTTCATTGACGCGAATAAAGAAACTAACCCAGAGACGCTTTCTTGACAATATTGATTAATAAATTATATTTTTACTATGCCGATTTGTGCAATTCAAGTTCTTGATGAAGTTAATTGTCGTCTTGTAGGTCTCGATGAACATACATTAAAGAAATGTATCGATGCCTTGACCTTTACTGTAAAGAATAGCCAGTATATGGAGCGTGTTCGTGCTAAGCGGTGGAATGGAAAAATCTCACTTCTCAAAAAGACCGGACTAACTTATCGCCATCTAATCGAAAAAATTCTTCCTTTTATTATTAAAGGCGGCTATGAAGTCGCCATTGATGATCAGCGATTTGATCACAAAATCTCGGTTCCTGAAATAAGTAATGACCTATTTGAAGGTTATGAGCATAAACGTTTCACGGGGATTATGGACGAGCATCAGGTTGAGGCGATCAATCGTCTGACCTCCCACGGAAACGGCATCATAGTCTCCGCTACTGGATCCGGAAAAACTTTGATTTTAGCTGGCCTCGCTCAACTTTATTATCGCTATGGTAAAATTCTTGTCATTGTCCCCCGTATCGATCTTGTCGTTGAGACTCATGCGACGATCAAGGCAATGGGGATGCCAGATGTCGGAATGTTTTTTGATGAATTTAAGGAACCCAATTATATCACCGTAACAACATGGCAATCTCTTGAAAATGCTCCAGAATTATTCGCCGAATGTGCAGTAGTTATCATAGACGAGGTACATGGAGCTTCGGCAAAGATTTTACATTCCCTGCTCTGTGGGCCAGGAAAAAATGTACCGATCCGGATCGGGATGACAGGGACGATGCCGGAAGATGATTTATCAAAATACCAAATCATCGCCGCAGTTGGTCCAGTAATTTATGAGAAAAAAGCCCGAGCACTCCAAAAAGCCGGATTTCTCGCCTATTGTAAAATTTTTATTCTTAAGTATCTCGATCGAAAGCGTCTCGCTTACCAAGCAGATTGTGCCAATCACGAATTTTATACTGATGAGATTCGTTGGCAATATTCCTATGAACCGCGACTTCATCATCTCGCCGAAATGATTCAAGAGATATCTCAAGATGGTAATACTCTAGTTCTTGTGCGTTATCGTGAATATCAACGACGCCTTAGTGAATTGCTTCCCGGGGCGATGTGTCTGAATGGTGATGATAAGGGGTCCTATCGCCATCGGATATATCAGGAGACCAATGCTTCCAATAATGCGATTTTGATCTGTACCTATGGGATCGCCTCCACGGGTATCGATGTAGCTCGGTTGTTTAATCTCGTACTGATCGAACCGGGTCACGAAAATATTGCGGTTGTCCAAAGTATTGGTCGTGGTCTTCGTAAAGCCCATGATAAAGAATGGGTGATGGTTTATCATATTGGCTCAGATGCCAAGTTTTCAGCCCGACATGTTCGAGATGTACAAAAAATCTATCAAGAAAACGAATATCCCTGCGAAGTCATTGAGGTGAATTATGAATGAAAATTTTAACTGAAAAAAACATTGCTGTTGATCTTGATGTTAATCGGGCATCTGGTTTATATTGTTTCGTTTTGAGTTTTAACGATTTCAAGAATCCTGATTTTTATGCTCGGGAAATGACGAGTTATGAGCAGATTGAATGTGCCAGTGCCAGCCTGACGGTAGGTAATTTTAGTCTTGTGGTTCCATTCCCTTGGTGTATTCTGGTGACGGACTTTGAAACCGTCGATTGTCTGCCGATCGATGGCCTGTTGGGTAAATCAATGCCTGCTTTTTGTTTGAATCCGATCGATGGCTATCGTGTTGAATTTCTTAAGGTCAAGTTAAAAATGATCTATCCGAATGGAACTTTTATCATTCCCATGCTTGGCAATAAGGATATGCTTGTGGTACCTTTAGGTTTCAGTCGAACCCGACAAGACCGTGACGGTAATCCCGTCGAGGTCGGACCACTCTGCGTGATTCTATCCCCAACAAAGATGGAATTGAGCAAAAGTATAAGTGACATATGGTAAGAACAATGAAACATTTGATCAGTGTTAATGACCTAGATCATCAGTTTATTTCTGAAATCATGAGTCGTGCTCAGGAGTACAAGCAACGCCGTCAATATAAAGGACGAGATTTTTGGGACGCTTTATCAAATCGCCTGAAGAATCGCCTATTAATCACCGATTTTTTCGAACCATCAACACGCACGCGATTGTCGTTTGAAGCCGCAATGCTCTATATGGGCGGGAATGTTATTGGTACCGAAAACGCTGCCGAATTTTCATCCTTCAAAAAAGGTGAGAGTATCGCCGATAATTTCCATGTGATCAGCGGCTATGGCGATATCATCGTGGGTCGGTTCCTCAATGAGGGCGATGCTCATGAGGCCGCCAATGCCTCATTGGTCCCGTTGATCAATGGCGGCGACGGCAAGGGCGAACATCCAACCCAAGCTCTCATCGATCTGTTTTCGATCGTCGAGAAATTTCCCGATGATAAGGCGGAAAATCTTCGCGTTACCTTTCTTGGGGATAACAAATATTCTCGCACGGTGCAGTCACTCGCCCGGTTGCTGGCTCGCTTCGCCTGTGTGAGTGAGATTAACTTTATCGGCCCTGAAGAAGTCAACTCAGAGTTGACAAGTTTTCTCTTTGAGATCGACACAATTGCCGAGAATCATGATCACAGAGTGACATACCGCGTCCAACATCAATTATCTCCTGAGACGATTGGGAAGACAGATATCGTGTATATTACGCGATCACAGACCGAACGGCATTATTTCAAAGGATTGCTCGAAGGAGACTTCGTTTTTACCACTGAACTCGCGGATTTGATGCCAGAACACGGATTGATCTTGCATCCATTACCGAGGAATTCGGAACTTCCTGTTGAGGTCGATGATAATCCTCGGGCTTATTACTTCGAACAAGCCCGGAATGGATTATTCGTCCGAATGGCACTTTTGGAGGCACTATGTCTGACTTAACTCGTGATGAGCAAATCGTTGTCATCTTGGAAATCTTGAATCCACATCCTGAACAATACGAAAATGTTCTGGAAATTTATCAAGATTTGTCCGATAGTGCCATCTGTGATGTATATCTGACTTGTCTGAAATTGAAACCATATTTGACCAAGCTTGAACAAGTGGAGAACTAATCTATATTATGGGACATGGCGAAGTCAAAACTGAATCTGACGGTGATCTTAAAACATTTAGATCTCCGTAATCTTGAACTTTATGAAGCCATGCGTGGGAACGAAGAAGAACGTAAAGAATTTGACCGAGTTCTCGGATATCTCCTTCCCTTGTGGTATTCAGGAACATTTGGCAGCGAAGATCAAATTTCCTTGATGATTGATTTCAATCGTCATGTTAATTTGGACTGGCCAAATCTCGAAGGGCATCCGGAGCTACGGGCGAAGGTCCTGGGGGCTATTGGGGTTGGGCATGTGGTAAAGCATGATTTTCATTACCGCACGCGTACGACCGCTGGAGACGCTCTCAAGGCATTTTTAGAACAAAGTTATCCTGATATCCGAGAAGATGAAGTTCAGCTTTGGTGTTCTCGAAATTCAATCACTACTTTAACCGAAATGTGTTCAAGGTGGGGAATACAAGACATTGATAAGTCGGCTATTATTGATGCTTATAAAAAATTGGTTACTTAAATGACTAGTTATCGTTGCCCTTACTGTAATAAATCGTATACTAGAGAATCTTGGTATGATAAACACAAATTGAATTGTGAAAAACTAAAACGATTTGAACAAATCCACCGAATGGATTTTCGCCGAGGTCTTCAACTCTTTAATCATTGGCGGGTCCGTAACGGTTTCGTCCACCGGGGCAAAACGATTACAGCGGAAAAATTTATCAATCATTGGATGTATAAGAGCTTTATGAAATTGGTCCGTTTTACCAGTGAAAATTGGGTCATTACCAGTGTCCGGTATCTCGATTTTATGATCGATCATCATGTTGGTGATGCCAAGTGGTGTAACGAAGAAACTTTAAAATTATATCGCGAATATATTCGCCGCACCGAGGATCCAATTAGCCAGAGTAAAATTACCTGTCAGATTATTTCCGATTGGTGTCGACAAAACCAAATCGATCGAAAGGAATTTTTTGCCAAAATTCCTCCAGGACAAGCCTTCCAAATGATCGCCGCAAATCGGCTCTCTCCGTGGGTATTATTTGGATATGATCGATCCGTCCAGGATTTACTCAGTCGGGTCAATGACGATTGGTTATCCAGTGTAAATGAGATCATCAATAACAAATATTGGATCAATAAAATTACCGAATGCGATACTGTTCAACAATCGATCCAAGCCGAATGCGAAAGATCGTTCTCTGATGAGTGACCGTCCAGATATTGATATCGAGGTTTTGGCTCGCGACAGGGTTGCTACCTTATTTCCAGAGGCGATTGTGGCGTCTCAGGCAACAGATAAGGAATTGGTGAGGCATAAGACGGGATTGCATTTTCAGGCGATCCCGCAACACCCGATCACAAGATTAGCAGCATTTCCTTATGAGACAGCTTTTTCATTGGGATTTGAAAAAATCGACTTGCTTTCTTGTCCAAATCCTTACGACGGCATTGCTAGTATGGCGGAGTTACGCGAGTTGTTAGCGGAGCCGATTGATTGGAGATGGTTCGAGAATGCGCAATTTGTGTCGAGTCTATTTCATATGAATGGACAAGTCTATTTGTCTGGAGGGATGCGGGAAACGCTCACAATGGGCGACGTTGTGGCATATTATCGACCGCAATCGATCATGGATTTGGCTGCTCTGATAGCGATAAAGCTCCCAGCGAAAAAATATCTCATCGGGGAGCCATTCGAGGTGATCCGGGAGCGTATCTGGATTAAAGAACCTTCTGATAAAGTGCAGTTTAAACGCTCGCATGGAATCGCGTATTCAATTGTGGTAGGAATTGATGCGCGTCGTAAGGCACCGGAATATTTCATGGACCGGAGAACATTATAATATACGCGCCGCTCGATTCGGTCTGGTATGGTGAGGATGCAGAACTATTAGAACAGCTTCTTTGCTTCTATCCTCGTTCAGAACCACGATTAATCCTCGATGCTACAATCAACCGTGGTCGGTTCTGGCGCGATAGCAACCGTTTTGTAATCGGACTTGATATTGATCCTCGGTATAGAGCGACGATCTGTGGCGATAATACCTCAATGCCGTTTTGTGATGGTGTATTTGATGTCGTAGTATACGATCCACCACATATCCCGAATCAAGGCCGCGACAAATCAAAAGATTTCACCACGCGGTTTGGTCTCGGGACACGATCACTAAAAGAGCACGGTTACAGCTTCGCTCATACCTACCCAACTTTCATGATTGAGGCATGGAGGCTGTTGATCGAAGAAGGGGTCTTGCTCTGTAAGATCGCTGATTATGTCCATAATCATCGCTATCAATGGGCACATTTAGACCTTATCCGCGCTGGTCAGGATGTAGGTTTCACCGCTTGCGATTGCATCGTCAAGGTACGTAAAGCACCGATCATCGATCCCAAATGGAAGGTGGCACACCATAGCCGCCGCCAACATTCTTACTGGATCGTATTTCGGAAATCGAATCGTTGTGAATAGTTTATTCTCTAGGCACCGTAATTTCTATACGCTTTTTTCGAATTCGCTTTAAATAACGATCAGCCAGATTGAAAGTTGGACCAATGATGGTTTCGATTGGTTTTCGAGGATAACCGCGCAGACAATATTCGTAGCATTCAAATCGATCGCCAATAAAAAGATTGATCGGCACTGAATGATTACTTCCCCACCACCATTGATCTCCATATTGAAGAAATTGTTCCTTTTCTTCCAACGATTTTAATAAATCAAATTGATAAATCATCAGAATTTTTGGCGTTTCATTTTGAATGATACCGACAACAATATCATCCTTGAGTAACACAAATGTCATAAATTCGTATTTGGTTCTGGTATCTTCGATTTCACGAAGTGTTTGTTCATCGATCATATTATTGTTATTGTTAACGACCCGCTTTGTGAATTTACTTGTTGACCAACGCTCTCGATAAACATCGGAGGTGGTATTTGGTTTGGTGCAATACTGATTCCCTTGATAATTTCTGCACTCGGGAAATTGATTGGACCGAGATTACAGATACCATAGCGATCACCATTTTGTGTGATTTGCGTGGCGAACATATTGCCTTCGTCACTCAGCATATAGATCGACCACCTAATACTGGATCGCCCATTTTGCCCGATTGCCAAGGTATCTTGATCCGTCAAGAGAACAGTACACTTTCCTTTATATGAATCATCGACAGAGAGATGTTTCGCGTAAATGATACCAGTAGCAGAGGTAAGATTAGCCGGTAAATTATCGTATTCATTTCCTGAATACCAGAATACTAGGGTGATGGTAAAACCTGATAGATTGATCGGCACACCATCGGAATTTGTGTATTGAAACTCAAATGGTTCCGCTATACCAGGAGTAATCCGCATATTGCCGGTGCAGGCACGATTTTGTTTCCCTGGTTCCGCGATGACATATCGCGGTACATTGTATTGAACTGAGATTATTTGTTTAATTGGACCTTCCGTCATAGTAAGTATTTAACTAAAACAGGCTATATTACTCGACTATTGACCTCAGTCCTCCTATATCATTATCATGACAAACGAAGTTATCGAAGCTCTTCAGCGACTAATTCCTCCGCGGCA